TTACACCAAAAAGAGAATCTGTCATGGATTTTTTTTATTTTTTATGGATTTTCTTTATTGAAGGCATCTAAAAGCCTTGTTTTGTATATTTTTTTCTTAAGTTCGCACTTATGGGGCAATACCCCGTTTGATTTCCGCTTTTTATGCGTGTGACCCCGGCACCGTTGCCCTGTCGCTTCCATTTTAGGGATTCTGGCCGCCCCTGGGGTCAGTGCCACCTGTCACCGCGCTGTGCGTGAATCCTTGAATGGCAGGATTTACAAAGAGAAATTAAATTGCTCCTGTCATGCGTCCCGCCTTCGGACAACGGCTTCTTATGGTGTACTTTCTCGACAGGCACAAGAATCCCTTTCCCATAGCACTGCTCACAGAACGGGTGCGTCTTTACATAGCTGTCGCGGATTCTTTTCCACGCCCTCCCGTACCTACGGCGTACAGCAGGGTTCCTGCCATACTTCTCGTAGCGTCTGTTCATAAGCTTTGTATGTTCCTCACAGAACCGCCCGTCCGTAAGTTCCGGACAGCCTGGATAAGAACACGGCCGCTTTTGTTTCCTCGGCATCAGCTCCACCTCCTTTGGGGCATAAAGAAAGCCACCCACAGGATTTCTCCCACGAATGGCTCTGCCTTTACGCAATTTTCTATGATACTATCATACTACTTTTCCCCGTGCCAAACTACGGCAAAGTGTGCCAACCTTAATCCGGCACGGAAAAATTTTTCAAAGCCGATGCATGGATGCGGTGGACAGTACGGTTTGAAACGTGGAGCCGTCCGGCAATCTCCTCCCATGTGCAGTTATTGAAATACCGATAGGTGAGAAGGAGCCGTTCCTCCCTGCTGCTGACTGATTCGACTGCTTCACTGATCTGTTTTTTCAGCACCACCAGATGACAAAGCTCCCTGTGTATTTTCTGCTCCATCTCTATGATGTCGCCAAGATATTTTACAAATGGCGGTTCCATGTTCCTGCTGCACTGTACACGCTCGCCGAAGTTTGAACCCGATATCCTGCCTGACAGTTCACGCAGATGTTCCAATTCCTCCGTATCGGAATCAATCAGTTCATTCAGCCTGTATGCCTGCATCAGATATTCTTTTGCTGTCATAAGCCACCTCCGAAAATGAAATTCCCCCGGATTGACTCTGATTGTCATTGATTGTCACAGGCTGGCTTTTACCGCATCTATCAAGGCAGACTGCGAAGTGTCTTTTAATTCCAGCGCCTTCATGATACGCTCGTCAATGGTCCCTTTCGTGATGATGTGCTGCACCACCACGGTTTCCGATTCCTGCCCCTGCCGCCACAGCCTTGCCACCGTCTGCTGATACAGTTCCAGGCTCCAGGTAAGCCCGAACCACACCAGTGCCGAACCTCCGCCCTGGAGATTCAGGCCGTGTCCTGCCGATGCAGGATGTATCAAAGCAACGGGCAGCTCTCCGCTGTTCCAACGCTTAATGCTTGCCGTTGTATCCAGCCTTGAGAACGGGATATGCAGGGAGTTAAGCCGTTCGGAAATCCCCTCCAGGTCATGCCTAAACCAGTAAGCTACCAGAAGCGGCCTGCCGTTCATGCTCTCAATGATATCTTCAAGTGCGTCCAGCTTTCGGCTGTGTATCTCTATGGCTTCCTGCTTATCATCATAGATTGCTCCGTTCGCCATCTGGCTCAGCTTTCCCGAAAGGGATGCAGCATTGGCAGTGGTGATCTCTCCATCCGTCAGTTCCAGCACCAGGTCTGATTTCATGATGTCATATTTCTCACGTTCTTTCTCCGAAAGCTGCACTTCGTATTCCGTGCTGATAAGCTACGGCATCTGCAGATGGTCGGTGGATTTCATGGATATCGTAATGTCAGAGATTTTATCATATATCTGTTTTTCCGCCCCAGGCAGAGGCTTGTAGGAAAATACAATCTGCCCGTTCCGCTTGTCAGGCTGGAAGTATGCCGTACGGTACTGCCCGATAAATCTTCCAAGCCGCTCTCCCATATCCAGCAGACGGAACTCTGCAAATAAATCCATCAGACCGTTGCTTGAAGGCTTTCCTGTCAGCCCCACAATTCGTTTTACCTTTGACCTTACTTTCATCAGCGCCTTGAACCGCTTTGTCTGGTGGTTTTTGAAAGACGAAAGCTCATCAATCACCACCATGTCAAAGTCAAAGGGTATGCCGCTCTCTGTAATCAGCCACTGTACATTTTCGCGGTTGATAATATAGATATCCGCCTCTGCTTTCAGAGCCGCAATCCGTTCCGCTGCTGTGCCGACTGCCACGCTGTATTTCAAGTCTTTCAAGTGATCCCATTTCTCGATTTCAGCGCTCCATGTATTTTTTGCTACACGCAGGGGTGCCACAATCAGGATTTTATGAATTTCAAAACTGTCAAACAACAAATTGGAAAGTGCTGTAAGCGTAATGCTCGTTTTGCCAAGCCCCATGTCAAGCAGGACGGCAGAAACGCTGTGGCTCTCGATATATTGGATTGCATATTTCTGATAATCATGCGGTATGAACTTCATCCGGCATCACCTCCAATCTCATCAATAATGCATAGGATTTGTTTTTCACTGTCAAGCACAAAGACTTTGAATCCCAGTCTACGGAACAGCCTGTGCCTTGCCAGCTGCAGCGGGCGTGGCTTTTCTCCCGGAGCTTTTACCTCCACAAACGCCATCTTCCCACCGAGGAGAAGTACGATTCTGTCAGGCACCCCATCAAAACCGGGCGATGTGAACTTAAGTGCCAGACCTCCGACAGCCTTGACTGCCGCCCTGAATTTCTGTTCTATAGTTTTCTCTCTCATGCCATAACCTCCAAACCCTTATATTTTCAGCATTCCAGGCTTTAGAGTGCAGGTCGGTGCAAGTCGTACCTAAAACCTCTCTGTAGGTGATTTTTTACTGAAAAAACTGCCCTAAAGGGGGTTTATACCAAGACCTGCACCAACCTGCACCTTTCCAGTAAACATGGGGATTTTCAGTCCCCAAAATCTTCTTCCTTTATCCTCAGCCCATATACGATAATGCCCGCCTTTGACTTTTTCCTTGAAAACCCTGCCGACTCCAGTGCATTATAAAAATCAGCTGTATTTCTGGTATACTCGCCCGTCCTTGCACAATAACTGCGGTATTCCTGGTACATAACACCGGACTTCTCCCTGTATGTCTTATCAGCCTCGCAGCACTCACCCTGGAAATGCCCAAGCCAGTCATTATCCTCATGGTATGATTTGATGGCATCCTCCACGCAGGCAGGGCAGGGAATGTGGAAGTTACGGCTGATGACTTTTTTTGCTCCCTCAATGATCCAAGCCATGACAGCCGGGGCAGCTTCCGACACGAGGAAATCGGCATAGTTCTTCACATCCTCGGCGCCCTCAATCCTGGCATGAAAGGGTATCACAATCAAACGCCTCCACGTACCCGGATCATTTGCACCCACCCTCGGCAGGTGGTTGGTATACAGCACAAGGGTATGGCTCGGCGTGAAGCTGAAAGGGTCTTTGTACTTCTTCTCCGCAAAAATCTTATCCGTGGAACACATCTGCTTTACCACGGCAGTGTTCAGGCGCATCCCTTCCTCCAGTTCGGCGGCAATGATGAGACGCTTTCCTTTGGCTTCGGCAAGCTCCGGCTTTACGTTCCTCTTGCATCCGACCGTAAGGGTATCAGAGGACATATTGCCGCTGTAAGTCCCAAGCACACGGGCTATGGTGTTCCAGAACGTGGATTTTCCGTTCCTGCCCTCGCCGTAGGCAATGACCAGCGATTCCATATAGACACGGCCGACCGCAGCCATGCCCACGATCTGCTGTACATAATCAATCAGCTCCGCGTCACCGCAGAAAATGGTGTTGAGCGAATCCTGCCATAGTTCCTCGCCTTTATCTCCCGGTTCGGCCGCCGTAATTTTCGTGATATAATCTTCCGAACTGTGGTCGCGCCTGCCTTCCAGTCCGTCAGGAAGATAATAAGTCCCATCTGGCGTGTTCAACAGAAAGCCGTCTTTGTCAAGGTCACTTACATTAATTTCAAGCATCGGTTTTGCCGCCTGCAGAGCCGACACGATATATTTCATATCCCTGCGTTTCATCACGAACGCCTTATACGCCAGTGCGGTTTTATATGCAAGATAGGCATCGGTCTGGCTGCTGCTGATCTTCTTTTCCAGAGCCTTGCCGCCCGACACAATGTCATCTTCCGAAACACCCATATCCAAAAGTGCCTGGCGTGTGCGTGACACTTCGTCTTTTGCATCTTCAAGCTGAAGATCTAAAAATTTCTCCGCCGCGCCCACTGCCTGCTGCTTGGACTCCACCCAGTACTGGCCGCAGAAACGCAGATAGTCTGTTGCCGCTGTGTATCTCAGTTCACCACCGTATTCCCTTGCCAGCACCTTTGCCTGGCCGATGTCAGAATAATCACCAGGCTTTAAGGTTTCCCCTGCAAATTCATCGTTGTATTCGTCCGGTGCGACATAGCCGTCCTGGTTTTTCACCTTTTCGGCAAAGCGGCAGGCGCTCTGCCAGATCATTGAAAGTTCCGCATCTTCAAGGGGAGGGCTGCATTTATCCGCTTCCTCCATAAAAATCCCATACGCCTTTTCTGTTGCACCGTAACGCTTAACCACTCGGCCTGCAAAATGAGACATGGTGGCATTCCTCTGTCCCTGCGGGATCTCCCTGCCGCCCTGCGGTTTTACGATGCAGTCGATGGTGATCTCACCCTCATGCCATAAGATTTCACTGCACGGATTCCCAAAGATAAACCTTGCAGAATCAATGGCATTGCCGTCAAAGAACGGGAATTTCTGCTGTACTGCCTTTTTCAGAGCGGCACAGGCATCACCATCAGTAACAGGGTCATGCGGGAAGTACATATGGAACCTCGGCCTTGCAGACCTGCCGTCCTTTGGCTTCATGTTGTCTCGGCTTGGCACTGCAACGAACGCCACATCTTTCCCGATTTTTTCTTCTAAATTCTGTGGATGAACCCAGTCTGTGGGATTGTCGGAATGGTCATTGTCACAGTCCATCACGTCCACATCGCAGGAGAGGAAATTATCCCCGCTCCTGCGGCAGTTTTTGAATTCCGCACATACATGGTCAAACGCCATAACCTCCATGCAGTCATCCTCGTTATCAACGACTCTCTTATTGGGATAAATACTGTTTTTTGCATTGCCCCTGCAGTTCGCCGTGTAAAATGTCATTTTCAAGATAATCCAACCTCCTCACAATTTTCTGTGAAATAGCGGATAACCATATCCCGCTTTTCCGCCTTCTCAATATCCGCTGCCATGCCTGCAGATATGGCGCTGCCAAACACCCATACCTGTTCGCACCTGCCTAAAAGCACCATGTTCATAAACATTGCGAGGCTTCTTTCCACAGCGACAGTGTCATCCATAAACTGCGGAAAAAGCAGGTGCGGAGCCAGCGGTATGCAGGTATTCCTTACTGCAAAACGGCAGTAATGCTTTGCTTTTTCCGTATTTCTTTCCGTATCCCCGGCAAAAGGGGAGCATATATATACAAGCGGCCGATACGCACGTTTCGCCGCTTTTTCTTCCTTCCTGATATTTGACAAAGCCTCATATGTGGTCGGGTCATGGTAGCCCTCTCCATTACATTTCCTGATCCCCATAAGCTGAACCTCCATTCTGTTCTCTGCGGACTGTTTCCGCAGTCTTATAAAACGGGCAGTCCTTCCCATTGAAATTGTTATCATTCAGGCAGTGGCACACACCGTCATGATTGGCAAAGCAGTCATGGTGCGCCCTGCACTCAGGCATCCTTTTTCCCTGCATCCGTCTTACCTCCTGAAACCAGATCTATATTCCTCTCCATCCTTTTGCGGAGAATTTCTGTCCTGTTAAACTGTGCCTTCCAGTGTCTTTTCATAGGTGAACCAGCAGGAAGTTCTTCTGCCTTTTCTTGGTACATATTGCAGAGTACCTGGTATCCGCCAGCCATTTCACGCAGTTCCGAAAGCAGTTCATTTTTCACTTCATCAGAACAATATCTGTTGATGAGCGGCACTATCTTCCTTGCCACTGGCAGCTTGCAGGGGAAGAATGTCTCCACGATAAGCTCCATGTATCCTGTTTCATACTCAATCCTTAACAGTTCCATAGCGCCACCTAATCTTTCTGATAAAAAGGAACAACTGTAACCATCCGCCCGAAGCAATAAGCCTTTTGCCCAGGGTGGAGTCCTGCCCATCTGTTGGCAGACCGCCTCTACGGACATCCGCTTATCCGCCTCGATAATGACTTCATCGTGGACGTGTGCCACAATTGCACAGTTTTTCAGCGTCTGCATGGCATAGCACAAAATATCACGGGCGGTTGCCTGCACAATATTTTCCACAAACTTGGGACCGTAGCTTTCCAGGCGTTCCCACTTTTTCGTACTGCCGACTCCCATATAGGTGACGGACTCACCACCAAAACGGTTCTCGCCAATCCTCGGTTTCACATAAGCAAGCCGCCTGCCTGAAAAAAGAGTGATGAACAGCATCCCGCTCTGATAGTCAAAACGGATACTGTGTGTTTCTGTCGGCATTCTCTTTTTGACGCATTCTTTCACGGCATGGTCAACATCCCACCAGAATTCCGTGATATTTGGATTTGAATCCCTCCAGGCATTTACCAGAGGCTGCAGTTCATCCTCTGCAAGCCCCATATCCAGCGCACCCATAGATTTCAGCGCCCCGACTGACCCGCCATATCCAAGGGCCAATTCCGCTATTTTACCTTTCTGCCTCAGATGTCCGTTCAGTCCATGCTTTTCAACTGGCACATGGAACATCTGGCTTGCTGATGCACAGTAAATATCACCACCGTCCTCAAAAACCCTGAGCCTCCAACGCTCCCCAGCAATCCAGGCAATCACCCTTGCCTCAATAGCGGAAAAGTCCGCCACGATGAATTTTCTGCCGTCCTGCGGCACAAAAGCGGTGCGGATGAGCTGCGAGAGTGTATCCGAGATATCTTCATAAAGCATGGAAAGAGCATCATAATCACCGCATTTTACCAGTTCCCGTGCCTGTGCCAGATCAGGGATATGGTTCTGGGGCAGGTTTTGCAGCTGGATAATTTTTACGCTGTACCGACCGGTCCTGTTAGCACCATAGAATTTAAACATCCCATGCGCACGGCTGTCTGCACACACAGCATTCTCCATTGCCTGGTATTTCTTTACTGAGGACCTGGCAAGCTGCTGCCGCAAGGCCAATACAGTTTTCAGCGGCTCCGACGCATCCTGCAGAAGCCCCGCCACTGCCTTTTTATCAAGTGAATCCGTTTCCAAGCCATTATCCGCAAGCCACTGTTTCATCTGCTGTACCGAGTTTGGATTATCAAGTTCCGTCAATTCTTTCATCGCTGCCGACAGCTCTGCTTTGGAACGCCCGTCCATAGCAATCGCCTGTCTGACCATATCCATGTCAACGCCAATCCCACGGTCGTTTATCTCCTGGTCCTGGCGGTATTCCTCCCACACGAAATCCGACACAGGAAATTTAGCAAGCCTCTGCTGTATCTGCATTTCCGCCTCTACATCACGGAGGTTGTATGCCTTAAACCTCTGCCATTTCTCCATATCATGTTCCGACAAGTTTCTCACTCTGCCGCCGTTTACTTTAGTCGGTTTGCAAGGAACACAGAAGTATCTGATCAAATTTTTGCCTTCCGTCAGTTTCTGTTTTTCCAGCCCAAGCACAGCACCTGCATTTTCCAAAGACATGGGAAGCCCAAGCGTGGCCGCCCAAACCATAGAACAGTGCCATGACGATGGGTCAAGGTGACTCCCAACAGGAAATCCAAGAAACTTTGACAGACATATCCTTTCAAACTGCGCGTTATATGCCCATTTCATTACGCTTTCATCTTCCAGTGCCTTTAAAATATCCACAGGGATTTCCTCTCCACAGGCAAGGTCGACCACCTGGGCATCTCCACCGTCCACACAGTATCCAAACAATAAAATCTCAAAAGCGGGGGAGGAAGCATATTTATAAACCCCGCACTTGGATAAATCCACATCCGAGAATGTTTCCAAGTCCAGTGATAAAGTTTTCAATTCCACCAGCTCCTTTCACTGCCTTAAGGGCGGCAGGCAGAACGCCCGCCACCCCGTGGCTGTATTTCTTTTTTATGCTGTTAAGACAGGAAATCCTCTTCATCCTCGTCTGCAAAATCATCCTCTGCACGGGATTTTCCACCCAAAGGCTCCCCATCACGGATTTTCTGCAGATTGTTCAGCCCGCAGGCGATTCCTTTATTTCCGTTAGAATTAAATGCATAAAAATTGATGCTTGCCCTGCCGTACACGCCGCTGTAAACTTCCGAATGGTCAATGACCGGCTGCCTGTCTGCATCCACAATGCCCGAAGCAGTGGAACTGTTGGCATTGACGAAATAGGAATCCACATAGGCTTCATCATCCGGGCGTTCCGTATCGCCGTCACGGAGCGGGGTTTTAAGGACGGACAGTGCAGGGACGCTTCTGCCGTTTCCTTTGAGTTTGGATTCTACCTCACGGTATGCCGCCTCGATGGCCGCCTTTATCTTGGCAATGGTCTTTTTATCCGACTTCGGGATAATGAGCGACACGGAAAACTTCGGTGTGCCGCCATTTATTGATTTGGCTTCCCATGCATTGCAGTAACTCCAGCGGGTATCGGGTCCCGTGATGACCTTTGTTGGGTTTGTAACTGTGTTTGACATATGATTTTCCTCCTAATTTTCTTTGAAATCTTCAACCGCCATATTCATCGGCGGTCTCTTGTCTGACTCCTGCACCAGCGCAGGCTTGCCCTGCGGCTTTTCCACAAGGCCGTTTAAAATGTCTGCAAACTTCTTTTTACCGAGCATTTTCTCCATAGCAGTGATGCCAAGGAGCTTCGGCTCATATGGATCATAGCCTGCTTTTTTCACGGTATCTGCCACAGCGTTTTCATCGGTGTACTTACGGTTGGAACGGCCTTCCACGATTTTAAAGCCGTCATACTTGACACCACTCAGAGCCTGCTGCAGCGCAAATTCCTTCACATCCGCCGCCCATGCCGCCAGCTCATCCGCTTTTATAAGGATTGCTGCAATCTCATCATCTTCCAGCGTTGCGGGCATCTCAAAATCGTACCTTGCAAGCTCCAGGTTATATTCCGCACGTTTCCTGCAGACCGCTTTCGCTTTACAGAAGCGGCAGTGTTCGCCTGCATTAAATTCTCCCTCACCGTCATAGACCAGCTTCGCTTTTGCCATCAAATCGTTGTATGCCCACTGGAGAAGGTCATCCTTTGCCATGACGCACACGCTGACATTCTCCCGGCGCGGCTGGTAGATTGTCATGCGGACAGTATCAATGTCATAGATGCCGTCAAACAGTTCCAGTGCCCCCAGGGCATACAGCATCATCTGAGGATTTTCTGTGGCGGAAACCTCCACGCCCTTGCCATGCTTATAATCAATGATGTAAAGCATCACGTCTGCAATAATCACACAGTCCCCTGTGCCAAAACCGTCTTTTACAAAACGGGAAAAATCCAGTTTCTGTTCAATCAGCACGACCGGATCTTTGCAGGTTTTCTTTGCCTCCTCCACCAGCGAGAGGACATATTCCGCATAACCGCAGGCACATTCCTCCATTTCCTCATCGTAGAAAGAAAGTTCTGCAGTCGGGTCTGCGGTTTTCATGCCCAATAACAGTTTCAATTTGTGTTCACACAGGCTGTGGGCGTCCGTACCCTGCTGTGCATATTCACTGTCCATATCCTCATAGTTCTCACAGAGCCTTGCCGATGGCGGGCAGGCAAGCCAGCGGTGGCTTGAGGATGCAGATAATAAAGCGTGTTTTCCCATTTACAGCACCTCCGCATCCACAAGCAGGGCAGGGTATTCCATCGGATCGATCTCCGACAGTTTATCCGCACCATGCTTATTCAGCAGCTCTTTTACCTCTGCTGTGTGTCCCGCACGGGATTTTTCCGCCAGCACCGCACGGACTTCCTCCAGAGTCAGAAGCTTCTCTTCCGGCTCTGCCTTTACAGTCTTTTTCGCTGTATTTTTCTTTGCAACTGCTTTCGTCTTGCTTTTTTCCTCCGATTCTTTTGTGGCTGTCACTTCTGCTGATGAATCATTCTCTGCCACTGCGTCCGCAACCGCCTGCAGGCTGTCGGCAAGGGAACGCAGATCCCCTATAACATCAAGCAGTAACTTCACTTTGCCCATGTACAGTTCCTCCTTCCTTTACTTCACTGATAGCCAGTTCCCTGACAGAATCGCCCGGCACTATTATAAGACGCTGCTTATCCCCCAGAAGGAAGCGCAGGAAACGCTCCCTCACGGAGATATGGCGGCAGCTCACGATCCCGCCAGTAGCCAGCTTCTTTGAAACACTGATCTTCAATGTGTGGTCCATAATCCACCCCTTTCTGAAAGGTGTGTTAAAACTGCCTTTCACTATACGGAGATTTGGAGGTGTGTTTGGGGACCCATAATCAGAAATTCTTAAAAAAATATTTTTTAGCCGCCTCTATGGACTTTTTGACAGCCTTGTGATCCACCCCTTCCAAGCGGGCAATCTCCCGAAGTGATTTTCCCTGTGCATATAACAGAAGCCTTCTCCTCTGGACCTCTGGCAGTTCTTCCAAAAACCCTTTGATATGCCGCTTGTCCTCCGTCTGCTCTAACAGGCTTTCCGAGGTATCCTTACCGGCATATTCACTGCCCTCAAAATCCACTGCATCCAGCGAATAACAATGGTAACGTTCCTTTCATGCAAGGTTGTCCTCCAGACGCCTGGATTCAGCGATGACACTCCCGATTTCCTCTGTTACCTCAACCTCAGAAATTTCTCCATCCACAAACTCATATCTGATCTTCATTTTGCCGTTCTCCTTTCGGAGCCCGGCAGACGGCACTTACGCCGCTACAAACGAGAAAAAGCCTGGCAAGCAGCACAAAAAGTGCCGCCTGTCAGGCTCAATGTCGTCTCCATCATATCCCAGATGGTATCATGGCGGTCTGGCCGTTTTTCCAGAATGAAACCATCCCGCCGTGCATCATGCTCAAACAAACGATTGATCCGTGTCCCGGTTTAACTGTCCGTTTCCCATCCCCATATACATTCTTTATGGAAACCGTTGTATTACCGCAGCGCCCCGGCCAGCCCTGGACATAAAACCCAGGGCGGATCAGTCTTCCCTATTCAGTTTTTCCATCCCGATCTCAGCGCCGCACCGGCTGCATTTTAAAATAAAATCAGGACAGCGTCCCATTGACGGTGTAATAAACTGTACTTTCGTATCTATCCCTGCATCCATGATACGGCCTCCGCATTTCGGACACCGTACAGGGCGCATACGCTTTTTTATCTCATGCTTCCATTCCTCCTTTTTCATGCACATTCCCTATACATCTCTTTCCT